ACAGCCTGATGGACGCAGAGGAAAAGGGCTTCTATCTGTCAATGGGTGTGAAACGATGGTCGCGGTCGTTACCCTTCCAACCGTGGGACAAGCCAATAGAACGGGCTTTCAATACCTTCTGTTTACGGTTCTCCCGAAAGTTCCAATCCTATACCGGAACGCTCACGGCATCCCGCACCGCCAGCAAGCGCAAGAAGGATATTGCCGGAATGCTGGAGCGCGGCGAACTTCTCACTATGGATGAGTTTATGGAAGTGCTTCAAGCATTTGTCACGGAGTGGTACAACGTGCACAATCACCGAGGGCTCAAGGATGCAGGCGAGCAGTATATAACTCCGATAGGAGTATGGGAGAATGAGCCGCACATCCAGCGTCCCGCCCCGCCGAGGGAGTATGCCGCAATGCTGCTGATGAAGCCCGCCCAGGCCAAGGTTACATCGCAAGGCATCACCAAAATTAAGACCCTTTACACGGCGGATGAGCTTGCGCATTATGTAGACCAAAAAGTCGGCATCCGCTGGGATGTGGGAGACGTGCGGAAACTTTATGTTTACGACAAAGAGGGCCGCAAGGTTTGCGAGGCCTATTCGGCGGAGCTTATGCAGTTCGGTGAACGCGTTTCAGAGGCCGCACTGGAAGAGCTTCACAAGCGCAAAAACCGGCAGCTTTCCGAGGTACGCGCGATATTGGACGAGTACCAGACCCCGCCCGAACTGAGGCTTGATCCAAGCCGGACGGAGGCAGTCGGTAAACTTGACCTTACGATAGGGCACACACCCCGTCAAAAGGTTATCGCCCTACCTACTGATAAGGAGGGACGTTCCGAAATCATCAGCAAGAAAAAGAAATCCGGCGCTGGGGATGAATTCCTTAACGCCAAGGCCGGAGCCGCACTTGAGCGGCTGAAAGCTATGAATGGATAGGAGGACTTTATGGAAGCAGCAGCAAAGATTCAGGAAAACCATACAGGAGCAGAAAGCCTGGCGGAGCAGCTTCAAAATTATCTGAATTTGCACAACCTCAAACCTGCAAGCATTGCGCCAGATGTTGGCTATAGCCGTGTTTCGATTACGCGGTATTTGAGCGGTACATACGGCAGCGATGTCAGCGGCATTGAACGTAATGTTGCACGGTTCCTCTCCGAGCATACGGATAATGTCGTTGAGATTCCAGCCGCCGCTCAAAAGAAAGCACAGAAGCCCCGATTCTTTGAATCCCGCGACGCAAAGGCCGTGCTTGGTGTTTGCCAAAGCTGTCAGGAATACGTTTCAATGGGCGTTGTCACTGCCAGCAGCGGGCTCGGCAAAACCCATGCCCTGCGCGAATATGCTAAACTTCCGCACGTTGTCTATATCGAATGCGGCGGAAGCATGTGTAGGAGCGATATCGTCAATGCCATTGAGAATGGGGTTGGACTGCCCCACCGGCGCGGCACCGTGTGGCAGCGTGAAGAAGCAATCTTTGAGTTTTTCAACTACAATAAAGGCTATTTGCTAATTATAGATGAGGCGGATAAACTAATCAATAACCGTCAATTCAGCAAAATTGAAGTTTTGCGTGCAATCTACGACCATTCCAGTGTTGGGATTGTGTTTGCAGGTGAGCCGGAATTGATTGTGCTGATTAAGACCTATCTTGACCGTATAGCGAAACGTACTGTTTTTAAGGCAGAACTCAAAGGTTTAGCACCTTCCGAAGTGGAAGATTATTTGAATGACTTCGACGTTGCTCCGGATGCAATGCTTGAGTTCAAATCCCGTGCGTGCGGGACACGCCGGAGCTGCTTCCGCCTGCTTGACCGTACGCTATCCAACGTCCAGCGTATCCTTGAGGGACGCGAAGACCAAACCATTACCGCCAAGGTTGTCGAACAGGCTTCGGCTATGATGATGCTGTAACAGCCGGAGGGCAGGGACAATGAAAATGAGAAAACAGAAGTGGATCGGGCTTTCACTGATCGGTATTTCGGCGGCGCTGCTGCTGATGGTTTCCGAACCCGGCAGCGCCCCGGAGGATTGTGACGCGACTGCCGTCCTGCTTACCTTCCCTCTCGGCGTTTACATGACAGTTACCCATAATTATATCTTAATTGACAGTGACCCTACAGAGGGACACCAATCAAACAACTTGAAAGGAGCCTTTCAAAATGGCAAGAAAAAGAGTAGTAGAAGCCCCCGTACTCAAGTCGTGGGAAGACGTTAATGACGCGCTCCGCAAAATCGCGGAGAACCAGCTCGCCCTCAATGATATTGAGAGCGATATGCAGAAACAGGTGATCGGAGCACAGAAAATTGCCGAGGAACAGAGCCAGCCTTATAAGGATAGCATATCACGCCTTGAGCGCGATATCAAGGCCTTTGTCACCGACCACCGCGCTGAAATGGGCGGTGGTAAAACGATGGCGCTCACCTTTGGCGAGGTCGGTTTCCGGCTCTCGACTTCGATTTCTCTGCCCCGAGCAAAGGAGAAACTTGACGAAATTATTCGCCGCCTGAAGGCCCGCCAGATGCTGGACTGCATTGTCACTGAGGAGAAGGTCAGCAAGGAAGCCTTGCGCAAGTATGGCGTGGATACGGTCGAGGCGATCGGCGCTCAGTGGAAGCAGAAGGACGTGTTTGGCTATGATCTCAATATAGCGAAGCTGGAGCAGATCAAGGCCGGAAAGTAGAGGTAGAAGATATGGCAGCAGCGAAGAAAGGCCGCTGGCAGGCCACCATCCGCACGCTTTGGGCGATTGCAAAATCGCCCGAGCTGCACATGGATTCGGAAGACCTTCACGCGGTCGTTTACCGTGAGACTGGAAAGGACTCCCTGAAAAAACTGTCCCAGAATGATCTGAATCAGGTCGCCAGCGTCCTCCAGAAGATGAAGGACAGTGCCAGCGGACAGAAGCGGCCCAAGCGCACTGACGAAGGCGGCGACCCCAGAACCGCAGCGCAGCGCCGTAAAATCCATGCCTTGTGCGAGGCGCTCGGCTGGAATGATAACCCGAAACGAATTCAGGGCTTTGTCAGGCGCATGACCAAAATTGATCGTATCGAATGGCTGGATCATAAACAGTGTGCGGTCGTGATAGAAGCCCTGAAAAAGATGGCCGAACGGAAGGAGGGCGCACAGGATGGCAAAAAAGAAGTACAAACGCCTGACGCAGCGGGAGAAGGACGAACGGGCGGCATTACGGAAGCGGCTCCGTGAAGAGGGGCTGCTCCCGCCCCGCAAGCCCAGCCTGAACCGCAAGGAATTTGCCGCTCAGGTAATGGCAGAATACAAGGCCTGCAACTGGGTCGAATTGTCGCTATATCTGCATCAGGCAATCGCCTGCATGGTTGATGAGAACATGGACAGAGTCACATCAGAGGAAATCGGAGTGCTGAAAACGCTGAAAATTGCCTTGGAAACCAAACGCTTTCACGAGCGGCTGAAAGAGGAAGGTCGCACTACTTACAAATTAAAAGAATACTTTTCCGAGGTAGTCGAACCCATCTGGAAACTTTAGGAGGATGTCATATGGTAAAGAAAACGAATCAGACAGCTGAACCCATTCCGGCGCAGGGGCCGGAAATCAATGACGCGGACGGCAAACCCATCTTTCACGCCGATGAGGAAGCGGGTGACGACAATGAGTAAAGTCAAGATTTGTCTGGACGCGGGGCACATCGGCAGCACCTACAACCAAAGCCCGGTCGTTAAGACCTATTATGAAAGTAGCATGGTCTGGAAACTGCACCTCAAACTCAAGGCAGCACTTGAGCAGCGCGGTTTTGAAGTTGTGACCACGCGAGCTGCTATCGACACGCCTATGGACGTATACGCCCGCGGTGCAGCGGCAAAGGGCTGCGATGTGTTCCTTTCCCTGCATTCCAACGCCTGCGATACCGAAAGCGTTGATTATCCTGTTGTTTACCGCGCTTACGACAATCAAAACGACGCGGACACGCTGGCCCGCGCAATCGCGCTGGCAATCGGTCAGCTTATGGGAACCCGCCAGCAGGGCCGCACAGCAACCCGCAGGAAC